AAATTGTATTTGTCCACCAGCTAATCTTTGCAAAATTGCTGATATAGTAGCAGATGATCTAAAGTCAATAATTTTACCGTTAGTAGAATCTACCGTAGGATAAATCCAAGACTCAATATAAAAGTCACCTGTACCAAAATCCAATGTAGGAGTTGTTGCTCCTACACTTAAATACCCATTACCATCAAAATACCCTGCGCCACCAACCAATGATGTTGAGTAAGCCGCCGTTGGCGCAAAAGGAGAAAACGCTTGAACTACTGGCGTTCCTGTTACAGCCATAGTTGTAAACGCTGCTGTGCTATCCGTATATTGAAAACGGTTAATGTTTGCGGATAAAAATATAGTATTTGCGTCAGCAGTTAACGCAGAAGTTGGAGTACTTGTTATTGTTCGGTTTGTATTGGATAAACGAAGGTTTGAAACAAAGCCATTAAAAAAGTTTAATGAACTTCTGTCAGCACCTACCAATAGGTTATCAGTTTGGCTAAATGTTGTTGCAGATGTTCCAGTAGCATCAGATGTGCCGTTAACATATAACGTGGTTTGGCTTGCTCCAGTGCCAGCTCTTACAACAGCAACGTAATACCAAGTATTAGCCGCAAGGGTAGTAGCCCCAGTAATGCTTGTGCTTGTATCGGTAAATACTAATTTGTTTGCTGCGCTAATTTGAAATACGTAACCTGTAGGAGTAGCTGCTCCTTTACTAACAATAGTTTGAATAGCACCAGAAGCCGCACGATAAACCCACGCTTCAATAGTAAAGTTGCCAGAACCAAAACGCAGAGTAGCAGTATCAGTAACGGTAAGATAAGTGGTTGTTGTGTTTAAGTTATACGACCAACCAGTTTGACTGAATGGCGAAAATGTTCCCTGTGTGGCGTTGCCGTTTCTAGTAATACTATAAGTATTAGAAGAAGAATCTAAAAATGTATTATTCTGCGCACCATTTGTTGACGTTGTATTTAACAACAACGTAACAAGGTTAAAATATGTGTCTTTAACAGTGGCTGTAACAGCAGCCAATAACAAATTAAGAATTCCAGCCATTAGGTTAATCCTGATCCAGAAATCAACCACGTTGTCGTAGTCATTTTAATAGCGGTTGCCATGCCGTACTGCGCCAACGATCTACTACCTGTTGTTCCTGCTCCAGCTAAATACATTGTGTCGCTAGTAATAGCAATAGTTACAACCTGACCAGTCATGTTAACAAAAGTTAATACCGTGCCAATTGCATACGCCACGTTAGCGTTTGAATCAATCGTAAATGTTCGAGCATTCGCATCGCCTGACGGGTGGAATATAAACTTACCTGAGTCAGCTAAAACAGTCGTATAAGCCGCAGATTGACTGTTAATAGGCACGTTTAAATAACCAACACTTGCTGAAGCAGGTGGAAAAGTCATTGTCGTGCTGTCCGTACCCGCTAACGTAATACTATTACTTGCAGTTAATGTTTTGCCGTCGGCAATAGTTAACGTCGATCCAGTAGCAGGCGCAGTTAACGTTACTTTGTTTATTGTAGTGGCAGAAGCATTACCAAGATTTGGTGTAGTTAATGATGGTGAATTAGCTAATACAACATTTCCTGTACCTGTTGAGCCTGTTAGCGTAGGTGCTTGAGCTGCTGAACCAGTGCCTGTAGACGTTACAAATTGTGGTGTTGTAGTCGTATTACCAGACAAAAATGCTGTTGTACTAGCCGCTGACTGGTAAGGAACCGCCCCTGTGGTTCCGCTAGATATATTTGTTGCAGCACCTGATGTGGCTGCATTCAAATTTGTTACTTGTGTGGTACTTGCAACAGTTAAAGGTGCTGTTCCTGTAACTACCGTTGAAATTAATCTTGTCCCTTGAACGGTCGTCGTTGATGAAATTGCAGACCCTGTACTAAGCGTGTTTGTTGTCCAAGTTGTATTGGATGGCGTTTCATAATGATAATCCCAAGATCCGGCTTGAGTAGAATTGTCTAATAAAATAACCGTTACATAACCACCTGATCCTACAGAGGTAATTAATGTTGGACTTGCTGCGCCATTATTAATACTTACCGTGCCAGCTGATGAGTTATTATTAAATGCATATGCCGTTCCATTTACTAATGTGGTTGCATTAGGCAATTGAAAAGTTTGGCTAGTTGACCCAGTAATTAAATAAAATGGTGCTGACGAAACTGTTAACGTGGTTGTTGTGCCAGCAGAAACAACAGTTGTAAAATTAGACAAAAAGTTGTTAGCTGTAATATTTTGATTTGCATCACGCAAAACAACTGAACTAGCGCCAGTAGATACAGTAACTCCTGTACCTCCATTTGCTACTGGCAAAGCAGTGCCAGAGTAAGACAATGTAAGCGTGCCTGAGCCTGTTACAGGGCTATTAGTAACAGTAAATATTGATGGCGCAGAAAGTCCAACAGAAGTTACCGTGCCGCCTGAACCAGTAGCCGATAAATTCCCTGATGCAAATGAAACGCCAGAGCCTATAGTTACATTACTAAACCCACCAGCCCCATCGCCATAAAGTATGGAAGTTCCGCTAGTAGGAGCCGCATAATCCGTTCCGGCAACAGCGTTTGCTAATGCGCCACCAGAATTGGCTTTTTGTATAGAAGTGCCAGTTGGGGGAGCTAAATAATCCGTACCTGCTGTAGCAGCAGAAGCAACACCAGTTGTTGAATTACCTTTGAGTAATCCTGTAACGGTAGTTTTTAGTGTTAAAGCAGGATTTACCCCACCACTGCTAGTACCAGCAAATCCATTCGCTGTAGCGACAGAAACTGTTGAAACCGCAGTTACAGGAATTCTGCTCCACGTGGAACCACTAAAAACAACCCAATCACCAACAGACCAAGATGAATTGCCATTAAGATTAGTGTTACCAGCTACAGAAACAATATAGTAGTAACCACGAACCCCAACCGAAGACACTAGCGTTGGCGCATTTGTACTTGCATTCCAAGTGCCTTGATAAACTAAAGCACCTGTCGCAGAAACCATTTGGTTTACCGTCGCCTGCACCGTTTGACCATTTTGCACAACAGGAACTAGCTCTGTTCCATTCAGAGAAGTTTGAGGAGAAGGTAATTGAGATATTCTTACATTAGCCATATTAAGGACTCAAATTGTCTAAATTGCCATCTAATGGATTTATGGATGTTTCAGGAGCAATACCAAATTCACCAGCTGTAGGCAGATCATTGTTCACCACGTTAGGATCAGTAGTGAGTGCATCTTGGTACTCTGCAACATCAGCATCAGGTCTTGGAAATCGTATTGCTATCTTCTCAGGCTGTCTTGCTGGCAGCCTATAAGGATCACGCTCATCATTGCAACCTTCATTACAAACACGAAGACCAGGAATGTTTCGGTCTTCTGATATATCTGAATACGCACGCTTCATCTTACAACGATCGCAAATAGCGATCGATAAAACTGAATTGCCATGAGTGTCTAACCAAACGCTCATCTTGTGTATGGACTTATGTTAGGTGCAAAATAAATGGGTGACTTGTCCCTTTCTTCTTGTTCTGCGAGCAAGAAAGACTTGTCAGCTTGCTGTTCGCAATAAGCAATACGAGCAGGGTCAACAGAGGGAAGTTCCATAGCCATTTGATGCGCTAACATGTTTTGTATCGCCATATACCAACGCTGAGGTATTTCCAATGAACCAGAAAGTGCACCTACATCCTGAATGTAACGCTGTGCCCAAACTACAACTTGGGGTTGATAGCTACTTGGCGTTGGCCAAAGATACATTGACGGCTGAGGGATTGTTCTATTGAACCAATACTGCAGCGGACGATAACTTGTAAAATTTTTATTTGGCAAATTAGTGTAGTCGTCACGATTCATTCTAGCCATCGGTATTTCGATAGGAGAAGAGCCGAAAACAACCTGATAAACACCCATATTCGCACCGGAGATTTGCAATATACGCCAATAAGGTGCGTTCGCTGAAGGATCTAAATCATAATAAATCCAAGTCCCTGCCACCCAAGTGGTCGAAGCTGGGTCATAAATGGTCGTCCAAGTCGTATTATCTTGCGAATATTGGATAGCAACGTCAACAACACCAGAAATTGCAGGCAAAATACCAACTGTAGCAATGTAAACAGGATTTCCTGAGCCATTATTGATGCCGATGTAACCAGTATTGTTCGAAAGCTGACAAATATTTGTGTATTGGCCATCAAAAGCGTACGCAGAATTGCCAGAAGAGCTATTCCCACCTGCGGTATTGATGGTTACAGTTCTGTAATTGACATTCAGCACATCATTATATTTTGTCGGCAGGTAATTTATGTAATGGTCTGGGGTAAGACCATAAACGTACTTTTCAATGCACCAATATTGGATGCCATAGTTGATTAAATTTGACAGTATGTAGTAAAGACTTTGCTTAGCAGCGAGTATTTGCTCAACGCTCAAGTCTTCCGCAAGTTTACCTGCGCGTCTAGCTCCACTGTCTATTAGGTTTTGGACTGTGATAACGGTAGTGCTGACTGTTCCACTTGTGCTCATGGCTTACCAATTCGCGTTCTTTTTAGCTTTGTGAGTGGACATTTTGCAGGTTATAACGCCACCTTTTTTACGACCATAAGATCGGTCGTACTCATCTTGCATTTCTTTTCCACTTTGGATAGGGACATCTAGCTTTTTAAAATCAGTAGAAACTTCACCATCATTGTCTTCTGATTTTAAATAATTGCCCGCATCGTCAAACGAAACAGAACTAAATTTCGAAGAAAGTTTTCCGTTTTTCTGTTTAGACTCTTGACGCTGTGCTGCCCAAACTTTATTCCCATCACCCATAATAAACTCCTTACCAATTAGGACACTTCCAGCGTTTCAAAGAGGCTTTTGCTCTTGGAGCATCACCTTTCGCGTGCTTCACAACACCGCTCATTCTAGCGCAAAATGAATCTTTCCGAGCGCCACCTTGGGGTTGAGGAGCCTTTAAATGGCTGCCTGTAGCTGCGTTTGCCTTAGCCCTACCCTTGGCAGTCAAACCCGCTCCTTGGGATGTAGGGAGCTTTTCTCCACGCCCTACAGACAAAGAAACACCACCGTCTTTTTTGGCGGTTTTTGCTGACTGTTTAAAAGCCTCTGCGGTTGGTGCACCTTTGCTGCCAATTTTACGCATATGCTCGCCAGATCCGTTTTTAATTCGCTCTTGTTTAGCGTGAATGTTGGCGTACAAACCACCTTCTTTTTTAGGAGCAGCACGTTTAACAGAATAAGCAATCGCCACAGCCTGTTTTACAGGTTTACCAGCTTTTACTTCAGCAGATATGTTCTTTTTAAACGCAGCTGCAGATTTACTTTTCATTAAGGGCATATTAAGCCTGACTTTCTGCCCAGCTCAGACGGGCAATAATTGTTTTAGCAGTGGCTTCAGTATTTGTAGCCACAACATAAAGAATATCTGGACCATCAGGATACTGACCAGCATAGCTAGTAGGAACCGTGTTATTTAAACCGCCACCAAGGATCGCATTACCAATGCCAGCAACAGAAGTCAAATCAAGCGTTGTTTGACCAGAGCTGTTAGTAAACGCAGCTGCAATCGACTCACCGCCTGTAAACGTCGCTGTTGTTGAAGTTTGTGATGCAACTTGAACGATAGAACTTGTGTTAGTGTTGTTCTGCGTTGGAGAAGCAAACGTAGTCCATGATGGAGAACCACCGTTTGTATAACCATTCAAATTTAATTGAATTAGGAATGCGCCAGAAGTAATAACGCCCAATTCACGCAATTGAAGTTGAAGTCGGTTAATAACTTCTTTTTGACCTAACGTACCAACTTGACCATTATCAACAGAAGGAGCAACGCGAATAGCTAAAATAGGAACAGTAGAACCAGCAGGCACGTTAACAGTAGATGTTGTACCGTAGTTATAAATCAACGATACGTCTGCGCTATAACCACCGTCCATAACCACAGAAGAACCCCAGTGCGATATAACTGCAACTGAGTCAGGAGGAGAGTATTCAACTGATACGGGAGGGATTGCATTTGTAGCGGGAGTTGCCGCAGTGAACGCAGACGCAGCACCACCGCCAGTCGCACCACGAGTGCAGCCTGTCAATTGGTCATAAGCCAAACTAGATTGAGCTGCTGTTGTGATGCCTGTGTAAGTTACATATTCAACCGCACCGCCACTAGCTGCAGCTGTAATTTTTACTGTACCGCCTGCAGGATTAAACCCAGCAGAGCTAACGATAGGGATAGTTGTTACACCACTTGTAATGGTGGAGTAAACCGTAGTCATAGCACCTTGACCATGAGATTCATAACGCGATGGCAAGTTACCAGATCGCATGTATGCTTGGTATTGGATGTTATTGCTTTGGAATGCATACACATAAGCAATAGCACCGCCAGTTGTACGTAAACCAAAACGAGCAACACCAGCACCATACCAAGAATAATCAATAAACCACATCTGATTTCTAGTCAAATCAAGATTATATCCACTTGGACCAGTTCCGTCCAATGGGTCGTACCATTGTGACTGAGGGATTTTAGTGTCAATTACTTTAGAAACCAGCGCATTGGCAATAGTTACACCACGATACTCAGGGCTAATATTCAACGAAGTGTTGCTAGCGATGTTCAGCACGCGATAAGTTTGACCGCGAATAACAATAAAATCACCAGGAACTAATTGGTTGGTAAAAACCGTACCTGTGCCAGTTACAGTGCCATTACCTTGAGTAACAGAAACTGTCCCGCTCAATTGATTAACAGAATTACGCCAAACAGCATATAAAGTCTGACCATCAAATTGGAAAAATAAACCATTTTGAGAATCAAAAAAACCAATCTTGTTGCTTGAACCATACCAGCTATAAGGGCTAACAGAAACAGGCAAACCATTGTTAGTCAGCGCAGGGCTGGACGAAGGGATAATGTTGTTTGTGCTATAAGTTAATGTAGTAGCTGTTGGAACCGATGCAATTTTAAAAATACCGTTGTATGCAGCAATAGCAGCTCCGCTTACTTGAATGTAAGATCCTGCCGTCATGTTGTGTGCCCAACGAGTGGTCACTGTAACAGTTGTATTAGAACCATTGTTAGTTACAGAAGTGGTAAATAATTGCGGTTTTAAAATTGAACCAGTAGAAAATTGAATTCCTTTACCAGACTGATAACGGAAATAACGACGAGTTTGACGAGCCATTTGTTGGTTAGGAACTGCAGCGCCAGCTGTAAAATTTACAGAGCCATCATAAGCGCGAGTTTCAACATAACCAGAAGGTCGAGCATAAACTGTAGTACGAGCGCCAACCGTTGTAACTGTGCCAGAAGCACCAGTTGTTGCGATCGTGAAAGAGTTGGCTGTAGGAACTGTAGCAACAACCCAAGCACCATTAACACCTGTACCGCCTGTAGTGGTAACGATAAATACTAAAGAATTAGCACTCAATCCGTGAGGATATGTGGTGTTAACAGTAATTGCTGTACCGCTAGTAGTAATAGCTGTGGTACTTGATGCTGCCACCGCAATACCAGCATTGGTAAAGAAATACCCGGAATAAATATATGTAGCAGTAGCGTTGTATTGCTCACCAGAGGCAACAACATTGGTGGTAATAACTGTGAATGAAGTGCCACCAGTTGATGCAGAAACTAACCACCAACCATTGGCATTAGTATCAAGTGCGTCTTCAATAAAAACTGGAGTGCCAACTGTAACAGTTGCTGTGGTTGAAACTACGAGTGTCGTTGTTCCATTTCCTGTAATAGAAGTTACAGGAATAGGAGAATTTTGGTTGTACCAGCAGCTCTGACGATTGTTCTCAAGATCAAGTTGCTCCCATTTACTGGGTTGCTGACCGTATTCAAAGTCGGTATCAATTAAAGACTGAGGTGTTGAAACCCTCATCTTATCTACAGCATCATAGGCTCCAGACAGTTGAGATTTTTGAGTCCGCAGTTGATCTTCCGTTTTAGAGGAAGAATTTGTATAAACAACTAACTGTGCCATTTTTTGCCCTTGAAATAGAAAAGTGAAGTGTTAATAGGCTGAGACAGCGAGGGGGAGTAATCCCCCTCTTACTTCTTAATAATTACATTTGCCACCTTTTTTATGATGCGTTGACATCTTAGTGGTGTGGTGTGCTTTGCCACCATGCTTCATAGGGTGACCATCCATCAAATCATGATCAGTTTTAGGCATAGTTTTTTGCATCGACTGATGACCATGATCACCATGACCGTGAGTGGTGTGATGAGCAACATGACCACCCTCTTTATAACCTGCTGGTTTTTGTTTAATTTCACCAGTGCCAGCTTTTTTGGTGGGCATTTTTTCGCCATCTTTTATGTCATTCAGATAACGACCCGCTACTGAACCACCCATGGCAAACTTCTTTTTACTACGACCACCTTGTTTATAACCAGCACCTTCAAGCGCACCAGTTTTTGAACTAATGCTCTTGCGTTGTTTAGCTTCAACCACTTTGTCATTAACATTAATAGCTGGATTCAAGGTGCCACCATTTTTATATCCTGGTCCCTCAATGCCACCTGTCATTTCACCGCCTTTTTTGAGCTTCAAGCTTGTGCCCTTGCCACTCTTGTGCTCTTGCATGTCATGCTGCTTGAAAGCCTTTTTGATGATAGCCTTGTCTTGCTCCATGTCAGCTTTGCCGCCTTCTTTACGCATCATGGGAGGTTTTTTTGCGGAATTAGCCATTGCCATACGAGCACGAGCCATAAGAGGAGATCCCATAGGCATACCCATAGACTCACCGCCCATCATCATATGTTTCTTGCCTGCGGATCCACCTTTTTTCATATTTTTGCCAACTTCATCAACAGAAGGCTCAGTGGTTTTCATTTTAGGCTCACGACCAAACTTTTTAGTTGCCATAATAGTTCTCCTTTAAGCTTGGTCTGAACCAAGTAAGCCTGAGCGGGTTGAATTTGGACCAACTTGGATCGCTGTCAAACCCATGCTAAGAAGTAAACGCTTTGAACCGTCTGGTGTGCCAGAGATTGCATAAGTGCCACGCACATCAGGAGTTACAGGGGTAGAAACACTTGAAGGAACCAAGTTCATTCCAGAAGTAATAGTTGTGCCAGATGTAGCAACATACGTACCAGCCAAGTAGTTAGCTTGAGTGGTTGACAGCTTACCAGTTGTACCAGATAAATTAGTCCACCAGTAAGTGGTGTTCAACGAAACACCAGTCAATGTTCCAAGTGCACCAGTCAACTGAATCAAAGTACCGCTTGGTGGAGAATAAGCAACAGTGATAACTCCAGGAGTTGCCGCTGTAAAGTTAGTAATTGCTTGTGTTGAATAAGTGGTTGAACCACCGCCCAAACCAGCAACAACACCGCTTGTATTGTCGATCGTACCTGCATTAAATTTTGCAGTCAAAACATACGAAGGGTCAGTTACTTTAGCAGGCAATCCCATAACTTTGGTTGTGTCAACCGAGACTGCTACAGCTGTAGCTGCTGAGAATGCAACGCTATAAATCTGGAAAAATGCTTTACGACCTGCTGTAGTCGTAGAAGCAACAGTACCGCTCTGAATAATCTCAGACATTGATTGACCGTAATAGTCATAGCCGGAGATAGTAATTACGGAGTTTGTTGGGCTACCAGAAGCGGTAGTCACAGAAACTGCACGTGGATAATCTAATTGAAGAACAACTGTACCGTCATAACGAGTTACTTGAGTTGTACCAGCAGTTGTTGAGGCAGCAGCCAACTGAGTTCCACTATAAGTTGTTGCGACTGTAGGAGTTTTAGCAGCGAGAACAGCAGCTGTAGTAACGGCAGCTGGAGTTTCGTCCAGCAAATAAACACGACCCATTGGACCGAAACCCAAATCCATAGGTGCTGGGTTTTGAAACGCATTGTTTAAGTTTGTACCTACAAACGACTGAGCTGCACCTAAAAACAAATCATCTGAAAATTGTGGCATTTTGTCTGCTCCATGAAAAGTATGACAAAGTTAAAAAAGAAGGGAGGTTGCCCTCCCTCCTACATTAAACACCAGGAGTGCCGTACAAGCAACGTGGATCAGTCCAGTTAGGGATGTAACGCTCAGTAGCCTTGTAGCGCATTGAGTCAGTTTCAAAATCACCTTCCATGGTCTTTTCCAAAGCACGACGCATCATCAGTTTCAAACCTTCAGGTGCGTCAGTTTGTACCCACCAGTTAGTCGCCGAAGTCAAACGGCTGATTACTGACGCGCCTTCAGGCAACAAACCAATCGATTTGATTGGGTTGATGTCATTGTTAGCAGTACCAGCACGCAGCACAGACTTTAGCAGAACTTCTGATTGGAATACGTTACCAGGAGCAACAACTAGCTTCAGAGGTTGCAAACGGATTTTCTTACCGTTGTTGTCAACAGCTTGGCGAATTTGAATCAACATTTGCTCAAGCGACGTCTGTGACAAAACAGCAGCAGTTGTTAACTGATTGCTGAATGAGCCAGTAGCGATTGGGTGAGC